GGAATGCGAAATAGTAGACATGGTAACATTGATGAGTGTTTCACTGGTGGTTATTACGATTCAACAAAGTTTGATTTGGTTGATAGTATTGGTAACGTATTTAATCGTCTGTTTATATTTGATGCTCAATCAATACATGCTGCATCACAATATTTCGGTAAAAGCATGACTGATTCAAGATTATTTCAAATATTCTTTTTTGACTAAATATTTAAAAAATTAAAAGAAAATGGCTGTAACTTGGGATGTACACTCCTTGGATGTAACAAAAACGGTAGGAAGTCTATCTGATGTTGTGACCGCTATCAACTGGTATGCTTTTGAAGAAGTAAGTAAAGGTGATCAAACATACACTGGATCTCATTATGGATCTACACCAATTGCTGATCCTGATAGTGGATCTTTTATTACATACGCAGACATAACAAAGGATAATGCAATCGCATGGGTTAAGGATGCTCTTGGTTCTGATGGAGTCACAAAAGTAGAAACAGACATTGCTGCTCAAATAACAGCGTGGCAAGAACCTCCAATGTATTCGGGTGTTCCTTGGTCTTAATCTAAATATAATTTTACTAAAAATATGAACAATTTTACTGTTTACAGTAGAGAAGGATGCCCTTACTGTGAAAAAATAAAGGAAGTGATGCAATTAGCAAAACTTCAGCATAGGGTTTATGATTTAGGAACAGACTTTACAAGAGAAGAATTTTATTCACAGTTTGGTTATGGTTCTACTTTTCCACAAGTGGTTGTAGACAATAAGAATTTAGGTGGTTGTATAGACGCAGTTAAGTATTTACGAGAACAAAAGATAATTTGATTGACTTTTGTAATAGAATCGAGTATAATTGAATTACTACTATAAATAAGTCAAGTACAAGAGGTAACATGTCTGATTTAGACATCGTATTAGTGCTCGCACTACCTGTATCATTCTTATCATTAGTGATAGGAATACTCGCAGGATGGGTATCCAGAGAATACATGATGAATTATCGAGAGATACCAAGACAACATCCTGAGATGTTTGATGTAAATGGGAACTTAGTTCCAGATGATATTGTAGCATTTAGATTTGAAAATTATGACAACGACGACGACGAAGACGGGTAGAAAACCTGGTAGACCAAGAAAGGTGGTTGATACACCTATCAAGAAACTACCAAACAACCCTCTTGCTTTTGAAGTTTTAGATCTTGCAAGTAAGCAGAGATCAGTAAACAAAAAAGTCGAAGTTCTGAAAACTTATGAGCATGTTTCTCTAAAGATGCTTTTTCTTTGGAATTTTGATGCAGCTATAGAGAGTGCACTTCCACCAGGCGAAGTTCCCTATGAATCATATGGTGAACAAACTTCTTCAAGCGGAACTTTATCTAAAAAGATAGATATGCAGACCCGTAGCATGTATGAGACTGGTTCATTCTCCATGGGTGTTACTGATCAACAAGGAAGAACAACTATTCGTAGAGAATGCACGAAGTTCTATCATTTTGTGAAGGGTGGTAATGACGCAATGAAGAATCTTCGTAGAGAGAGTATGTTTATAAACTTACTTTCAGGTCTTCACCCATTAGAAGCAGAAATAATGTGTTTAGTAAAAGAAAAAAGTTTAGAAGACAAATATAAAATTTCCAGATCAATAGTAGAGGAGGCTTATCCTGATATAGAATGGAGAGACAAAGCATGACTGAAACCAAACATAAGAAGAACCGTACTTGGTCAGATGAGGAAAAGTCATCACACAAGGAAGAGTATGGTTGTGAAATAATAATTGAAAATGGAACTCAAAGTGAGTGTAATACTCGCAATGCTCCCACAGATGCACTTATAGTTCATTATATTCATAATGATCGTGATTGCTATGACTTAACTAGGGGTAGTCGTACAAAATTGTTTGATATGTATTACGACAAGTTCAAAAATAATTTAAAAGATATTAATTATGGTGGTGGTAATATAAAACCCTCTATGTGGGGATACAAAACTACATCCAAATCCAAAAAGCGAAAGTAATTCCAAAAATATCGCAAAAAAAATTCCGCCAAATTTTTACCCTGTAGGGTTTTCTGTAACTTTTACTACACACTACTTGACTAAATAGTGTGGGTATGCTAACATACCTTTACGTTCATCCAAATGATAGAACTCACACTACTGGCATCACTTCTAGTTGAACACAACGCTTCTCATTGGGAACTGTCTTGTTCAGACTGGAACAAAAACAGAATTGAGATACTTAGCGATAAGAATCTTAACTCTGATGCTCACGAGTATCTTATAGATTACTTGAGAACTAAGGTGTCAGGTGATTGTGATGCTTATATCATTGGACGCAAGTAAGCCGACACGGAACGAGTTCGTTCATCCCTACGGGGACGCAAATGCCGACTGAAGGAACGGGGCTAAAAATCCCTATTACTACAGGAGAAAACCGATGGCACAAGTCACATACCGTGGTGTTAAGTATGACACCGATAGAAACAAAGCAAAGCAGACTAACAAGGTCGATCTAACTTACCGTGGTGTAAGACAAGAAAAAGAACTTACAAGTCTTAAGTGATTGAAACATTAGAGATATGTATAGCATCTGCTATCTTTCTCACAATCATAACTGCTGAAGTTAAGTTTCTATATGGAAAATAAAACGAAGGGGTTGTACCCCTTCTTTTTTTATGTTATAATTAGTAGAAATACAAAGAATTATGCGAGAACAGTTAATCAAAGCACTTCTTGCTCATGCACAAGGAGACATTCAAAAACATGTAGCAAATGTTGAGGTATATTTGGCTAATCCTGTGGGTATCGGAGAACACTCAAATATCGTAGAGGCAATAGAGGGTGAATTAGACATGATTGCAAAATATCAGGATCAAATAGACATAATTCAAAAATATTTTAAAAAGTGATGGACAGAGAAAAACTTAAATTACTAGTTCGTCAACTTGAATTAGTTGTGGACAATATAAAGGCAGAAGTATTATCTGATACTGATGCATATTTGACGATGGACACTTATGAAGAGGTAAAAAGGTCAAAACCTCACGATTTAGGTTATGATGAGATTTTTGAGGATGATGAATGAACGAAACTAGTAGAGCAAAAAGACTAATTAAGTTACTTGAGAGACTTTTGAAAAAAAGAGAACTTTATGATGAAGATAAACTTAAATTAATCAAAGAACAATTAAAAACCGCTAAGAACGAACTAGCAATAATTGAAGAAAAAACATCTAAAGGATTTAAATGAACGTATCTCTTGTAAGTGTATCACCCGATGCTGAAAAGCACATGGCATATTGTGCTCGTGTAAGTAATCCTAATAATCAAGATAATGAAAATTATGCAGGTCTATTAAGATACTGTATAAAACATCAACATTGGTCAATTTTTGAACAAGCATTTATGACTCTTGAAATTAATACTACAAGAGGACTTGCTGCACAGATACTGAGACATCGTTCTTTTACATTTCAAGAATTTAGTCAAAGATATGCAGATACAAATTTGTTAGATACAAATATCCCTTTACCAGATTTAAGAAGACAAGATACAAAGAATCGTCAGAATAGTATAGATGATATACCAGAGAAACAAACTAAGTTTTTACAAGAAAGAATTAGACAATATTTTAATGAAGGAATGGATTTATATAATGAATTATTGAGAGAAGGTATTGCAAAAGAATGTGCAAGATTTGTTCTTCCATTAGCAACACCAACTCGTCTTTATATGTCTGGGAGTGTTCGTTCTTGGATACATTATATTGATCTTCGTTCTGGGCACGGAACACAAAAAGAACATATGGATATTGCAAATGCATGCAAGACCATATTTACCGAACAATTCCCAACAGTCTCAGAGGCTCTAGAGTGGGTCTAAATAAATTTACCGATTAAAATACTATGGCTACATATCCTGTTATTAATAAAGAAACTGGTGAACAGAAAGAAGTTGTGATGAGTGTGAATGATTGGGATCAGTGGTGTGCTGATAATCCTAATTGGAGTAGAGATTATTCAGATCCCTCCACAATGCCTGGTGTGGGAGAAGTTGGTGAGTGGAAAGATAAATTAAGAAAAAGTAAACCAGGTTGGAATGATGTCCTCCGTAGAGCAGGAAAAGTTGCAGGGTCGAGGGTTAAGAAAATATAATGCCTCGCAAAAGAAAATCCGAACCAATCGGTATAGGTTACACAGCAAAGCAAATGAGAAAAAAGAAACCTATTAATAATGAATATCTTGTTGATATTAGTCCTCTAACTGATAATCAGAAAATTTTGTTTGATTCTTACAAGCAACAAAAAAACGTTGTTGCATATGGTGTTGCAGGGACAGGTAAGACTTTCATAACACTTTATAATGCATTGAAAGATGTATTAGATGAAACAACACCTTATGAAAGAGTCTATATTGTGAGATCATTGGTTAGCACTCGTGAGATTGGATTCTTACCAGGTGATCACGAGGACAAGGCAGACATATATCAAATACCATATAAGCACATGGTAAAATACATGTTTCAGATGCCCTCTGATGCAGACTTTGAAATGTTATATGGAAATCTTAGATCACAAGAAACTATAAAATTTTGGAGTACATCTTTTATAAGAGGCACAACCCTTGATAATGCAATCATCATAGTTGATGAATTTCAAAATCTTAATTTTCATGAATTGGATAGTATCATAACTCGTGTTGGTGAAAATAGTAAGATATGTTTTTGTGGTGATGCTACTCAATCAGATCTTACTAAAACTAACGATAGAAATGGAATTGTGGACTTCATGAACATCTTGCGAAAAATGGTTTCTTTTGATATAATAGAGTTTGATGTTAATGATATTGTTAGGTCTGGATTGGTCAAAGAATATATCGTTGCAAAACTACAATCAGGTATGTAATGCAAATTTTTAGTGATTATGAGATAGGTGCAAAGTTAAATTATCATTATCTTAACTCAAGACCATTTCCACATATTGTCTTAGACAATTTTATTAACTCAAATACTGCAACTCAGTGTTTTAATGAACTTAAAACAACTGATCATTGGGCAACTGAAAGTTCCAATAATGCATACATGAGAGATCATCAGGTTAATAAATTTTATACACCTTGGTCTCACGAAAGTTCAATACAATTACAGTATAAAACTCCAACTGTATATCATACTATACAGTATTTTAATTCTAATATTTTTCTCTCATACCTTGAGGATCTTACAGGAATTAAAGGTCTAAAAGGTGATCCTAATTTTGCAGGTGGAGGAGCACATCGAATATCAACAGGTGGTAAATTATCATTGCATGTTGATTTTAATATTCATCCACAAACAAATCATTTTCGTGTCTTAAATTTGTTATTATACTTGAATCCAAACTGGATGCGTGAGTGGGAAGGATGTTTAGAGTTGTGGGATATGAATAGTAAAAAATGTGCTAAAAAGATTGAACCCATTTTTAATCGAGCAGTTATTTTTACTCTATCAGATAAGTCTGTTCATGGGCATCCCATTCCTTTGAAAACACCACCAAACATTGAAAGATATTCACTAGCATTGTATTATTACATTGAACAACCAAATCAAGAACACTATGAACGAAGGGCGGTTGTCTGGCATGACCTTTAAACACGTTAATATAGATTTACCACATCTCAACAGGGAGACTGTAGATGGTGTAAGATACTATAAAATACCTGATGAAGAAGAACTTCTTAAGTTAGTTTCAATCACATCAGTTACGAGTCATTTTAATAAAGAAATATTTGTTAAATGGCGAAAAAAAGTTGGTGACGAAAAAGCAGATAAAATTACAAAAGCTGCAACAACTCGCGGTACAGACTATCATACACTTACAGAGTATTATCTGAAGAATGATAATTTACCAGAGGTGAAACCTATCTCCGAGTTCTTATTTAAGATTTCTAAATCCACACTCGGTAAGATAGATAATATTCACTCATTAGAAGGTTCACTCTATAGCAAACAACTTGGTATAGCAGGGACAGTTGACTGTATCGCAGAGTATAACGGAGAGTTATCAATAATTGATTTTAAGACCGCAGCAAAACCAAAACCGAGAGACTGGATCGAACATTATTTTGTTCAGGCGATGGCATATGGTTGTATGCTCTATGAATTGACGGGTATATCTGTTAAAAAGTTAGTAATTATCATGTCATGTGAAAATGGAGAATGTATCGTCTATGAAGAATACGACAAAGCAAAGTACATCAAACTACTCGGAGAGTATATTAGAAAGTTTGTTCAAGATAAACTGGAGCTCTATGGAACCCAATAAAGAACTTGAGAAGGCCATTGAGAAGAAGTTTCTGACACCTCAGAAGTTTGCTATCGAAATCGAAAAAATAGTTGCGGAAGAACAATTCAATTATATTGATGCGATCTGTCACTATTGCGAAAGTAACAATCTTGAGATAGAATCAGTAACGAAACTCATTTCCAAATCACTCAAGGAAAGATTAAAGTGGGATGCAACTCGTCTCAACTTTATGAAAAAAACAACTCGTGCTAGACTACCTTTATAATGCAAGTATCTAAATCAGAATTAATTCATCATCGATTACAGGCCATGCTTCGAGAGCACTCATTTAGTGATCTCAAGTATATTGGTGTAAAACCAGATAGTGTTGGTATTGATCAACACTGGTATATGATAGGTGAACATGAAGTCCCTGTCGATGCAATTACAGAATTAGAAAGTGAAGAAACTGACGATGAAAGTGACACCCTTTGAAACCTACCAAACTTATCTTTCAATCAAAAATCATTTCTCAAGTCCGAGGTATGATTACTTCAAATATGGAGGAAGGTCGAGAGCAAAGATAACTGCTTTCAATAAAAGGAAAGATAAGTATTGGTTTGAAAAGACATCAAGAAAATATGCTGACAAGAACATTGTTGATTTTCTTGTGTCTAATTTTGTGACTGCAAATAATCCATCAAGTTTATGGATTGGTGAGATTATCAACTCTGGTGAGAGAACTTACTCAGAATGGTCACGCAAACAACAAAGTTTGAGTTATATATTCAAAGAACAGATCACAAAACTGTTTGATGAATACACTCTTGATGAGTTATTTGACTCTACAAATGGTCATCCTCCAATACTCAAAGAGTACTTGGGTGAGCATATTGATCTTGAAACAGTTGTTATACTTGAAAAGGTATTTGGATTCTGTAGTCAATTTGACAAAAAACTTACTGATCCTGTGTGGGAAACCGTAAGTATGAAGATTAGAAAGTATGCTCCTTTCATAAATATAGATGTGTTACAATATAAAAAAGTTCTAAGAGAAACAGTAAATGGGTAAGTTTTTTGAATCCGAGTTAGTCCGTGAAGATTTGAATGAAATAAATCAACTTCAACAAGAGATCTATTCGAGTACAATGAATTTTCCTAATATGACTCGTGAGAATCAGTTGGAACACGTTGATAAATTGACAGTATTACTCGAAAAACAAAGGATTATGTATGCAAGATTATCATTATCTGATGATCCTGAAGCAAGAGATCTTTTGAACACACTCAAATCTTCCATAGCGTTGATGGGTTTTCCACCAACTATGGATATGAATACATTTTTCGACAATATTTCAAAGACAGTTCAAACACTAAGACTGTCTATTGACAATTAAAATGAATCTGTTATAATATCTAAGTAAATCTACCAAAATCTAATTAAATCCGAGGTAATCCAAATGTCTTTTGCTAATTTAAAAAAGCAATCTAAATTAGGTTCTTTAACTGCAAAGTTAGTTAAGGAAGTTGAGAAGATGAACAATAACGGTGCTTCTGGAGATGATCGTCTCTGGAAACTCGATGTAGACAAAAGTGGTAACGGTTATGCTGTTATTCGTTTTCTACCTGCACCTGAGAATGAAGATCTTCCGTTCGTTAAATTATATTCACATGCGTTTCAAGGCTCAGGTGGATGGTATATTGAGAACAGTTTGACCACATTAGGTCAAAAAGACCCAGTGTCAGAATACAATTCCCAGTTGTGGAATAATGGAACTGATGCCGGTAAGGAAATGGCAAGAAAGCAGAAACGCAAATTGACCTATATTTCCAACATCTATGTTGTGAAAGATCCTGCAAATCCTGAGAACGAAGGTAAGACTTTCTTATACAAATATGGAAAGAAAATCTTTGATAAACTCACTGCAGCAATGCAACCTGAGTTTGAGGATGAGGAAGCAATCGATCCATTCGATTTCTGGCAGGGGGCTAACTTCAAGTTAAAGGCAAAGAACGTTGCTGGATATCGTAACTATGATTCAAGTGAGTTTGCTGCTGTATCACCATTATTAGATGATGATGATGCAATGGAAGCAATCTGGAAGAAAGAATCATCTCTTTCTGAATTTGTTTCTCCAGATCAGTTCAAAACATATGATGAACTTAAAATTCGTTTAGAGTATGTTCTTGGAAAGAGAGGTGCAAAACCAGTGGCTCAAGATCCAGAGGTTGAGGAAGAGTATGAAACAACTCCAGTCGCAGAGACAAGAGAAACAGTTTCATCTGTCGCTTCAAGTTCAAGTGAAATTGAAGACGATGATACACTATCGTATTTCCAACGACTTGCTGAAAATTAAGTCTATATCAA